ATCTTTGATATACCATAATACGTTGGTGTCTGTCCAGTTTCTAATGTATAGTAATCAGAAACATCAAACGCATTACTTTCATTGTATGCTGTACCAAATACATTGGCTGACATCTTAACGTTGGCTATTTGATATACGTCTGCAACACCTAGTGAAACAACTGTAGCTTGGCAGTCAGTACTAGTAGTATAACTTACTGAACTGGCGGTAGTTGTTTTTGTTTTAGCAGTAGGGTTAGTTTTAATAATAGTTGTATAAATTAAAACGTCTTCGTTATTCAAACCATAGCTACTTAAATTAACACTTATGTTTCTATTTACAGGTGAATCTGTAAACGAGAAGTTACCTGATGCAATTCGATATATCTTACCGGCGTTACCACCACTAACAACAACGGCAAAGTAATCAGTATCGGTTCTTGAAGCAAACGTAGAGCCTACTGCGGTAGAGCATGCAATAATACCACTAGACAATGTACCGTAGAATACTCTTCTGGTACGAATTGTAATATCACTTAGTTCCCTAATCACCTTATTCGGCATTGGGAAGATATATGTTGAAAGACTATTATCAATGAGGACTGCTTGATCACGGGTAGCATTCACACCAGATACATTAGCTAATGGATAATTTCTATCTATAGTTAAAGCATTATTTGTAGTAACTGAAGCAATTCGATAAGAATTAGAAGTATCAGAACTAAACTTAACATAGTCGCCTACTTTAAGATCAGTAGTGAATACAGAGTTTACACCTGTAACAGAAGTACTAGCATTTGTAAGAGTTACAGAACCTATAATAACGGTATTAGTAGAAGGTACAACGTTAGCGGTAAATGCAGTCGACACATAACCAGTATCAGATACGCTCACATGAAAGAGTTGCTTTACATCGCGCTCAAATGTATAACCGGATGCCATATTAACATCAAACAAAAACGCATTGAACGTTGATGTTGATAACATTGCATTACTTGCTGTAGATTCAAAGCCTCTGATTTTAGCATTACCTACCAATACACCTGCAGCAGTACCTGGGGTTGCAGTATATTGATTATAAAGATTTACATCAATAAGATTAGATGTAAAGTTAGGAATTGAATAGGGGTTAATTACTTCAACATAATTACCTATAGGTGTTCTAACAACTGCGTTTGTAACATTAGCTGTATCCCTAGGTTTGGCAAAAGCAAGATATCTATTAGATATAGTTTCGACTTCATAACCTTTGACATAACTCTTACCAGGTGACAAAACAGCGAATGCAAGATTTACGTTAGCCCCTTCATTACCATTAAGAAACCCGTCTGGGTTATCTACAGTTTTTGCGTGCTCAATAAATTTAAGATTAAATGGTTTAACAGTATAATCACCCGACTCATCATATGTACGACGTGCTAATTCATCTTGCAGAACATTATAGCCAGGTTTATCTACAATTTCAACAGTAGATCCGTTTACAACTCTAAGTAATTCAATAAAATTATCTGACGTTGTCGTATTTGAAAGAGCCCGCTTATTTAAAATAAGTTCTATCTTATATCTATCTGCGCCTGGTGCAAAATAGTTAAATGTACTAATAGCGGGATCAAGAAGAGTTTCATCATCTTCACTATTTTGAATAGTTTCGGATACCTCTAGTCCAATTTTATAATTAGAGTTAGATACGTATTTGTCAAGAATAATATTATTGGCAAAGACTTTTACAAAATTATCTTTTACAAAATACACCCCATCACTGATACTTGCACCTAAGCACTTACCAGTAGATGATACAGTAGCACTATATGCAGTCCCTGTATCGCTAGTTACAATATCTTCTGCTGCAGTAAAAGCAGTAGCAGTTCTACTGGTACCAGAATCTAAATACTTAACAAAGATGGTAGGAGGGTCGATTACTGTGGCTGGCTCTACATTAATTACTTTTGCTCTAACACCAGATGTTTGACCAATCATCTCTCTACCAAGATAATTAGCAACATCAATATCAGTTGTGTTAAATGTAGATACTAACTTTACATAATTAACATTTTTGTCAAATTTAATATTGCCCGGTATAACCATGGAACCAGGTTTAAATACATGATTACCAAATCTTGAAACTTGTTGTTGAAGTATCGTCTGTAGTTGGTTTAGTTCTCTTGCTTGAACAGCCACACCAGGTTTAAAGAGAATACGATGAAACCCTTTAGCTTCACTATAGTCGTCATAGTACGGATCGGTGTTAAAATTAATCGCCATCTCTTACCTGTTATAATTTGATTACTGTTCTTAGTGTAACTAGTTGTTGTTCGCTGTAGCTAACTGATGTTCTATTATCAATGTACAGCAAGTCACCGCTAAATTTATTTATCGTGGGAGAAGTTGTCAGAGCTGTAATAGCATAGTCAAGATCTGATGTCTCGTCAGTTAATACATCCCCTGTTGTTACATCATGATTATTTTTGTTTTGAATCAATATTTGATTACTTGCAGGTACTACTTCTACCACTTCAAAGTATCGCTTAGATGTACCAACCAGATGAGTCAATATAGTATCACGGACAAGACCACTAACGGTATCAACTGTTACGAGAAAGCATGCACTTCCAATAACATTAGCAAATGCTCTCTCATTACCATATTGCTTTAGATCTTTAACAATACCAAATTGTCTGTAATCATTCTTTACATCAACACCTTGGTTCTTTTCATTATTTATTGTTGAGGTAAACATTAAAGTGTCTGCAAATAATTCTCTAACTGGATCACTACCATGACCCCGGTACGGTGAGAGTATTGCAGATACGTTTGCATTAGCTCCATTACCCGTTATAGTTACATTTGCATTGGTATAACCAGAACCTGGGGTCAATACAGTAATATAGCTTATAGTATTATTAACTATTACTGCATTACCTGTAAAATTGATACCATCACCTGCTACTGTAACGTTGGCATAAGAGTACCCGTTACCAACATTTCCGACTCTAAATGCATGGATACCCCCATCTACAGCAGACAACTCAACAACTGTCTGCAAAGTATCAATATCATCTACAGAAAGATTTGCAAATATGTTAGCACCGGTACCAGTTGCGCTGGCAACAGTTAAATTTATATAGGAATAACCATTCCCTCGGGATTCAATAATAACATCTTCAACTTGACCGGCTGAATTAATAAAGGGTGTAGCTACGAAGCCACTACCATCACCAATGGCTGAAATAATAGTACTAACGTTTGAACTGTATCTTGTACCTTCGTCTTCAATTAAGACAGAATGAATAGAGCCATTTCTAAGTACAGGAGTTAGAACGGCAGAGGTAGCAAAAAACAAATTGGCAGTTGCATTAGATGTAGGTTGACTGTTACCAGACGTACTAATTGTTATGGTTGTATTTGCTCTTGCAGCAGTAGTATACCCTGTACCTTTATTAGTCAGTACTATATCAACTAGAGCATTACTACTGAATATTAAATTTGCAAAAGCATTAGATGTGGGCTGAGCAAGGCCAGAAGTAGTTATTGTAGCAGAGGTGTTAGCAATAACAGCTGTATTATACCCGGCACCGGTGCTAAATATTCTTACATTACTGATATTGTTAAGTAAGCTTGTACCCTTACCGCCACCATCGTTAATTGTAATAGATGCAGTTTTATAATTAGCTCCTGCATCTTTAATTCTTACATCAATAAACTCACCAGAGGTATTAAATACCGGTGTTAAATTAGCTATTGAATTGCCAGATAATCCTAAAAACTGACCTGTCACAGTTAATGTAACATCGTCATTACTGGTATAACCAGATCCAGCATTATTAATAATAACACTACTTACTTCCCCTTCTGAATAATAAGCATTAGTAACTGCTCTCTGAACTGGTATAAAGTCTGGAGTCAAAAAACGATTCTGTGAAGAAAGAGGAATGGTGTAAAGATATTTCCAAACATAACCATCAGCTGTTGCAAACGTGGTTATGTCTTGACCGGAAGGCTCCACTGTAGACGCAGCATTATTATTATTAAAAATACATTTGTATACACCGAACGTACTTGTCAATACATAAAAATTAGCTGTCTTTAAACTAGTAGCTCCGGAATATGCAGGGAAAGTAACGCTGTAGTCACCATCGAACTGATCGTAAACTGTACCGGTCGTCCAGTTTATTCTTGGTACTACATAAGATACGTCTCTTAAATTAATCTTCTTAACACTTAGAATACCGTTGCGAGTATTATACTCATAGTTCTGGGTAACTTCAGGAGTCTCTGGAGTCTGTGGACTTGCCCACTCAATTATATTACCAATAAAATAGTAATAATTAGCTCTTCGTGATAAGAATTCATTATAAACACTATCTACCAACGAACGATGGATAGTGTCTTTTAAGAGAAAAGACATATTATGCTACAGTAACGTTCCAAGTAATAACCACAGTATCACCAGCAGCCTTGGTTACAACACCAAATACTGTTCTGCACAATAGATTACCAGAAGAGGAAGCATTTAAGATGCCAGCTTCAGTCAAAGCACCAGTACCTGTACCTGCCGGGAAAGTAGCTACGTAAGTAATAGTGTTGGTTGATCTTGAGGTAGAGTCGAGGGCAACTCTACCAATCTCAGTACCTAGCGCAGTTTGAGAAGTTGTAGCGGCTGTATTAGAAGTACCTACAGCCATATGACTCATAATTGCTGTAGTGTTACCAACCATTCTCGATGCAATGGTATCTTTACCAACTGCAACAACAAGGTTATTAATTTTTCTGTAGTCTTTTTGTTTACCGGTCTCGTCTAAAAGAATAACTTCTAAGTTACCTTTGACATTTATCGATTCTGTGAACATGTTTTATTCCTCTAAGAAGTTCTATGTTATATTTATACAAGC